GCCCGAAGGTGGGACGAGCTGGCTGGCCGCGGGCGGCGAGATCGGGCCGCCGCCGAACGGTGGGCCCCACGGGAAGTTCGGATTGAAATTGCCCTGCATCGCCGGAGACGGCAGGCCGCCGGTCAACCAGCGGAGCGCGGATGCCAGCACCGGCACCTAGAGGCCCTTCACATGGTCGACGTAGGCGAGGCGCTTGCGGCCCGGCCACCAGTAGCCGGTCTCGCACGCGAGAATCTCCTTCTGCAGCTGCTGGGCGAGCGGCCACAGCTCGGCCGGTCCGCGGTACTGGACGCTGCGGCCGCGGTCGCCGACCGCCGAGACACCGGAGCGCATCTTCGCCAGCATGTCGGCGAGCTGCTTGCGCCGATCAGCCTGCGCTGGGTCGGAGCAGTCGAGGCCGACAACCGGGCTCGGGTAGTAGCCGGGGAAGTACGCCATAGGACAGTTCCCTTGACCGCGCGGCTGTGCTGCCGCATTAATTCTGCGGATTCATGGGACTGCTGGTGTTTTTGGATTCAAGGGGCTGCCGTCGGGCGGCCCTTTTTTTTGCTCTTGAGTCGCGCGGACGACTGGATCAGTGCCCGCGAGCCGCGGCAGCCATACGACGCGCTAGGCTGGTTTGCAAGCGATCGCGCATCGTGTCGCTGATAACCGACTGCACTTCCTTCGTCGCGAAGGTGCCGAAAATCGTCGGACCCCACAGCTCTTTGATCGGCAGCCGGCTCTTGGTCTCGCGCCGGAAGACGCCGCGGTGTCCGCTTTTCATCGTGGCGATAAAGGCGTGCTGGATGATCTGCTGCTTGCCCCATGCCCGCGTGCTGACACCGGTTGCGGTCTGCCCGGTCGGGAACTCGATCAGGGGAATCGGCTTGCGCGAGGAGCGAACCGCGACCTCGTAGTCACCGACCGCGACGTGATCGTTGAAGATCCTTGTCTTGACCACCCCGACGCGCAGGCCGGTGTGCTTGGCGATCACCGAGGCCGCCTTCGCCTTCGCCGACTTCGCGGTGTCGACCAGCGCCAGCGCTACGATCTTGTCCAGCTGCGGCTTCTGGATGCTCTGCAGCGAGTTGACGTAGGCCACGGCGTTGACTGTCAGGCTTACCGGGCTCGCGGTGTAGTAGGCCATCGGCTCCCCCTGTGAGGTTGTGACCGCAGCGCGGGCAGAGGACAGGCGCTGCCGTCGGCATCGCCTTGCCCTGCTTCTTGAGCAGCCGCGCGAGATCGCCGGGCGACCAGCCGGCCAGCTTCACCCGGCCGGTCCGTATGGTGCGCTCACGATGATAGCGCGTATTGATCGGGCTGCTGCTCACTCGCTCGGCGCCAGCACATCGCTCGGCGGCGTGGTCGGCTTGCCGTAGTTCGCCATGGTGTTGAGGTGCTGCGGTACGTCGCCAGCGCCGTTGTCGAGGAGGAACTTGGCGACCTTGCCGACTGTTACCCACTGCCCGTTCTCGTAGGAGGCCGCGGCGGTCTCGCCATTGGTCGAGCCGCTGTTGCTCGATATCTCGCTGCCCCAGCCGGCATAGGGCACGACGAACACGCTCTCGCCTGTGTTCTCGCCATTGCAGGCCGCGGCGTAGCGCAGCCCATCGGGCGCGACCACACCGCCGTCGGCATTCAGGATGAACGAGCCCATGAACAGATTGCAGGAGTTGACCGACTTGATGCCGGCGCCGAGGTTCCGGCTGCTGTTCGGGTGGATCAGCATGACATTCGAGACGATGCCCTGATGCTCGCCCGGTGTGTAGGTGTGCTCCATCGCGATGCCATCGCCGCGGTGGTTCTCGCTGTGGATGTTGAAGCCCATCCCCTCGAAGACGGCGCCCTGCAGGACCAGACCGCGCTGGCCGTAGGACAGGTAGAGATCGCGCAGGGTGAACTTGTAGATGCTGCCGGGGTCGCCCTCGGGCGCGAGCAGCTTGAGACAGTCGCCGCACGGCGTGCCCATGTAGCCGTTGCCGAACAGGCTGAGCTTCTCGACCACGAGGTTGCGATTGCCCACGCCCTTGACGCCTCGATAGATGATCATGTCGTCGCCGACAGGGCCGACCCAATTCACCTTGGCGTAGTTTCCGTTGACGCCCCACGGGCTGCCCTCATGTCCGGGCTGGGCGATGGTGATGGTCCGGTCCAGCTCGACGGCGGTGCGCGGGTCGAGCATCCCGACGAAGCAGCCCTCGGCGAAGTATTCGAGCGCCTGCGCCAGCTCGTTGCCGTTCCGCGGCCAGACAAACGGGCTGGTGCCATCCGGTACTGTCGCGCGCGGCGCAACGCGAGGCTGGCGCAGCTGGTAGAACTCGGAGGAGCGGGCCTCGGCGTGCGGGCCCTTGTCCTTATCGCGGCGCGGCTGGCGTGCTGGCGGCATGAGGTCCTCCTAGGACGATGTCGTGGTACAGCTGGACCATCTGTAGCGCCCGAGTCTTGGCGTCGTCGAGGGCCTGATGCTGGATACCGACCCGGCGCAGCTCGGCTGTGATGTCCAGCTGGTCGGCCAGCCAGATCAGGGTGCGCGTATCGCGGCAGTTGCGGAAGTCCCATGGCGCGCCGCGGCCGACAGCGCGCAGCGCATGATCGATGATCGGGATATCGAAGGTGGCGCCGTGGCTCCACACGCAGACCTCGCCCGCGGGCTCGACGTAGCGCAGGAAGCCATCGAGCGCCTCGGTGAGCGGCAGCTGGTTGAGGTCGAGCGCGGCCTGCGCCTCGGCCGGCTGGGCGCCCCACCATTCGACAACGCGAGGGTCGATCGACAGGCCGACAGCGACGCACGATTCGGTGCCGACGTTGGCGTAGTAGGAGGGGCCGAGCGGCTTGCCGTCGAAGTCGAAGCGCACGGCGCCGATGCTGCGGATGGCGCAGCCGGGGACGGTGCCCCACGTTTCGAGGTCGAGCATCAAATGCTTGTAGGGGGTCAGCTGATTTCCTCCACGAATTCGAGCAGGCGCTCCAGTGCGCGCGCCGCCTTGTCTACCGCATGAACCCGCCGACCCATGTCAGTATCGGCGACCGAGGAGACGACAGCGTTGGCATAGGCGTTGATCAGCAGCAGGAGCTGCGCGCTTTCGGTCTTGGTCAGCATCATCAGCCCTGCCAGTAGGCGACGCGGCGGCGGCGAGGGCCGCTCATCGTCCGGATGCCGCCCCGAATCTTACCCGCTGTGGGCTGTGGCGGCGAGCCGGGCCCCTCCGGTACCGGCGCCGCCCGCTCGGCCGTGACAGGCCCGCCCGGCCCGTTGGCGAGGGGTTGCGGCGGCGGCTTACGGGCTGGCGGCTCGGCTATCCCGAGCTGCGCCTCAAGCGCCCGCCAGCGGCTGTCGCCCCAGCGGTCGGCGCCGGCCAGCCAGACCGCGGCGCGCGCGTAGACGCGGGCATCGAGCGCCTCGTTGCGCGGCCGCAGCTGGCGCCATTCTGTCCGCGCGTTGAAGCCCTTCTTCGAGCGGATGATCACCTGCTGCTCGGCGACCAGCTGCTTCACCCACTCGTCGCTGGTCGTATCGGGCAGATGGACGAAGCCGGCGGGGTAGGTGAAGCCTTCGAGGAGCTGCTCGCCTGTCGGCTTCTCATAGCCCAGCTGCTTGTACAGCTCCTTCTTGAAGAACGAGACCGACACGGTCCACAGCCCGAGCCCGCGCTTGAGACGCTTGCCGTCCTGCTTGACCTCGACCTTCGTCGGCCCGGCGACCGGGACGATGCGGTCGTAGGTACCGACACCGCGGACCGGCAGCACCGTGTGACGGTCCTGCGATCGGGCCCACTGGTAGACGCTCTGCGTGGCGTAACCGGTGTCGACCGCGAGGTGCTGCAGCGACAGGCGGGCGCCGGTCGCGTGCTCCCACGTCCGGCCGAGCAGGTCCGACATCAGCGGCCATATCTCGGTGCGCCCCGGATCCCCGTTTATGATGATGTGCTCGACCAGCCACGATTCGAGACCGCGACCCCACGCCCACACGTCGATCTCGATGCGGTCGAGCTGGACATCGGCGCCGGCCGTGAGGAACAGGCCGCGCTCGGGGACGGTGTGCAGCGGCCACGCCTCGCGTCGCTGGTATAGGCGCTGCCAGTCGGGCACTTCGGCCGCCTCCTCCTCCCACTCCTCGCCGAGGACGGTATTGATGAAGGTCTTGCGCGCATCGGCGTCGCTGACCGCCTCCTCCCACTGCTTCGCGATCTCGGCCCACGACAGCCACCCGACCGGCGAGTAGAGCGCGTTGAGGTGGTAGCCGTGGGTCAGCGGGTCGAGCGATGCCGAAGTAGCACGCCATTCGCCGGCCGAGAGCATATCGGTCTTGTGATGCTCGCCGAAGGTGCCCTCGCATGTCTTGCACTGGTACTGGACCGTTGCCGGCTTGCCGGGCTGCCAGCGCAGGCGGGCGAACTCGAGAACCTGCGGCTCGCGGCACAGCGGGCACGGGACGTAGAACTTGCGCTGGTCGCTGCGCTCGTACTCGCGGCTGATCCTCGACATGCCCTTGATCAGCGGCGTCGAGGCCATGAACTTCTTGGCGCGGAACGAGAACGTCCGGGTCCGCGCCTCGGCCAGCGCGACCGGGTCGCCCTCGGCCTCGACGTCACCGGGATAGGCGTCGATCTCGTCGAGGAACAGGTAACGCACCGGCATCGAGCGCAGGCCGACCGCCGAGTTGGCGCCGGTCATGATCAGCAGCCCGCCGTCGAACTCCTTGAGCAGGATGGTGTTGCCGCTGTCGCGGCTCCTCGCGGTCCGCACCTTCGACCGCATCAGCTCCGACTCTTCGAACAGCGCGTCGATGCGCTGCTTCGAGTAGCGCTTCGCCAGCTCGACCGTCGGCTGGACCATCATCATGGGGCCCGGCGCCTGATCGACGAGGTAGCCGATCCAGCAGTTGCCGACCTCGCTGGCGCCGATCTGCGCCGCCTTCTTGAAGATCACACGCAGGGTCGGTGAGCCGACCGACAGGTCGTCCATGATGGCTCGCAGGTACGGCGTCCGCGACGTACGGTAGGGGCCCGGCTCGGCCGCGCTGCGCGTGGTCAGCACACGGTTGAGGTCGGCCCACTCCGACAGCGGCACCGAGTTCTCGGGCAGAACGGTATCGAGGAACCAAAGGGGTAGGTCAGCCATGGCCGACGAGGTTGAGGTAAGGATGACGCTGCGCGGCTATGCGAAGGCGCGCGGTGTCAGCCATAGCACGATAATCCGGGCGGTCGAGAAGCGCCTGATCGTGCTCGACGCCGAGGGCAGGGTCGACCCGGCGCAAGCGGATGCGACGTGGGGCCAGCTCCGGCGGGTCCGCGAGGTCGACAGCGAGAAGCAGGAGGCCGAGAGTCGGCGCAACACTTCGGCGAAGGTCGCCGCTGCCGCTGCCAAGCTGCGCCTCGCCAAGATGAAATTCGACAGCGAGAAGGCGCGCTACGTCGACCGGGTCGATGCCCTGCGCGTCGGCGCCTATGAGGCCGAATACTTCCTCGCCGCGCTGGCCGCAGCTCCGGCCGCCCATGGCGAGCAGTTCATCGCCGCGCTCAATGTCCCGCCCGCGGTCGGCCGCGAGATACTCGCGCGCTACACCGAAATGATCCTGACCGAGGTCGGCGACCTGCGCGACGAGGCGCTGCGTGCTGCGGAGTCGCTCTAGCGCAGCTCGCCCAGCATCACGGAGTGGGCGCAGTCGTCGCCGCGGCAGACATCGACATGGAGCCAGCCTTCGGCCCATGCCTTCCTGATCGCGGTCTGCGCCGTGCCGGCCTCGATATCGAAGACGCGCTCGATCTCGGTGACGTGGATTGACCACTGGTGCATTGGGCCTCGGCCGCGGAGCCGGGTCTGCTCCGCGACATAGGCGACGATGGCGTCGGCGAGGCTCATGGTCAGAACCCCCAGTTGCCGGCGCAGATCGGGCCGATACCGGCGGCGATGCTCACCGGGTCGGTCAGCTCGGCGCCGCAGCAGCAGCAGATGCCGGTGTCCTGTCCCGAGACGCGCGCCGCGGCGGCCGGGTCGGCAGCGATCAGCGCCAGCTTGGCCTTGATCTCCTCCGGGCAGTCGCGGACCGGGAAGAACCGGCCGGCCTGTATCTTGCCGAAGTACGGGGCGTCGTAGCCCTTCGCCGCCTTGACGCGCAGCGCCGAGGGGTCGTTGCGCATCGGGCTGATGTAGAGCCCGGCGTAGTGCAGGGCGATCCGCTTCTTGCCGGCGTCGCGCATCCGCTGGAAGGCGGCCTCGATCTTGGCGGTGTCGACCTCGACAGAGCGGGCGACCGCTTCCTGCTTGCGAACCTCGGCGAAGGCGGCGTGCTCGGCGTCGCGGGCGATACCGCGGTCGATCATCGCCCGCTTGCCAGCTGTCAGGTCGCCGTACTTGGCGATCGCCACCGGCAGGTCGCGGATCAAGGCGCCGAACGAGCCCTCGCCCTTGTCCTCGGTGCGGGCGATGGTCCGCTCGATCCACTGCCAGCGCTCGGGATGGTCAGCCTTGAAGGCTTCGAGGTGGTCGGCGGTGCGGCGCTCCTGTCGCGCGAGGCGGCCCGCCTTGGCGGCGGCGCGCTTCTCGGGCGAGCGCTTGAACGCCAGCTTGCCCTTGCCCTTGCAGGCGAAGCAGGGGCCGAGGTCGCGCGTGCGACCGAACCGGCCGGAGCCACCGCACTTGCGGCAGGTCTCCTCGAAGATCGGCGCCGAGGCCCGGATGCGGACCGAGGCGTCGTCCTGCGGCAGCGGCCGCTCACCTTCGGACGGGCCGTCCCAAGGAAGCGGGTCGTTGAGATCGTCGACGTTGATGGGCTTGGCGAGCATGGCGGCCTCCTACTGCGCGACTTCGACGAGGCGCACGTTGTCGTTCGGCGCCTTGACCAGCTGGAAAGTGTGGCCCTCGAAAGCGATGTGGTCGCCGTAGCTCAGGCCGATCACTGTCTCCTTCGGGCGCTCCCAAGCGGTGATCACCGTGGACAGGCCGAAGGCGAAGTGCATCTCGTGATTGTTGGCGCGGGCGCGGTCGATCGCCGCGATCGGGCAGCTGTTGGTCTGCAGGGCGTAGGAGACGACGCTGCCGAGCTGGAAGAAGTGATAGAGCGTGCCGTGGTTGCGCGTCGTGAAAGCGATGGCGAACTTCTCGCCAGCCTTCCACACCTTGCGCGGCGCCGGCTCGACGATCCGGTACGCGGGGTAGTCGGCGATGATCTTGGCTTCGATGGTCATGTCAGGCTCCTATCTGGCGCCGGGGTGGCGCTCCTACCGACTAGAGCCCGCGTTCCTCCGGAAGCGGGCTTAGTTGGGGGTGGTGGGGCTGGCCGCTCAGGTCGCGACCTTCACGAAGCAGACCCCGCGCCGGTTGGCCTCGGCTACCGCGGCGCGCTTGGCGTCGCTGTAGCTCTGCTCGCCCGGTACGAACCACGGGCCGTTGGCGCTGGACTGGCCGGGGAACTCGAAGGCCCAGTAGCCGCGCCCGCGAGGCGCTTTGCCGTGGGCGAACTGGTAGGCCGTGGTGCTGACTTCGACGCGCATCTGGTGCTCCTATCCCTGCGCCGAGCCAACCTCGGCGGTACGTCCTAAAGATAGGACGGCAAGGGCGTCCTAACAGTAGCCAACTTGTCGCGGATTTAAGACCGTGGCCACGGGCTTATTTCGAGGCGCCCACAACTGGCGTGGGAAGCCCCTTGCCGAGGGGCCCGGCTACGGTAGCACCCGGCGCCGCCGAGCCCGCTTGCCGGGCAGATTTCCGGCCGTGGACGGCCCGGCGCGTGGAACGGCCGCCCTCGGGCAGCTGGACAAGCCTGCGACACTCTGGCCTACTGTTAGGACGGTGGTGCCGTCCTAATTCTAGGACGTACCGCGGCGGTTGGCGCCGCGCAGGATAGGAGCCTGACATGACGAACATCCCGAGCACCGAGCAGCTCGCCGCCATCGAGGCGTTCGCTGCCAAGTACGGCAGCCTGCGCGGCGGCTGGAAGGAGCACCTGCTCACCGTATGGATGAGCGGCGCCGACGCCCGCGAGCCCAATGGCCACCTGCTGCGCCAGCTGCGCAACCAGTTCGGCCCGAGCTGGCTGGCGAGCTACGGCAAGCGGGTGAAGGCGCCGAGCACGAAGGCGCCGAAGGCGGGCACGCCGACCGCCGAGCTGGTCGCCGCGGTCAAGGAGCACGCGGTCAAGTTCTACCAGCAGAACGGTTGGGACTTCATCGTCGAGTGCTGGAGCGACAGCGACATCGTCGAGGCCATCGAAGGCTGCCGGAGCAAGCGCGCCGCGATCGCCAAGGTGCGCTCGACTGCCAAGCTCCTCGCCGAGCGCCGCACCGAGATCACCAACGCCTAGGCTGCGACACTCTGGCCTACTGTTAGGACGCGGTGATCGTCCTAAGTCTAGGACGTACCGCGGCGACCCCGCCGCAGAGATAGGAGCACGACATGACGAAGCAGCAGATCGCCGCCATCCAAGCCATCGCCGGCATCATCGTCGAGGTGGTCTCGGCCGCGGGCCCGCAGGGCGCACCGGCCGGAGTGATCTACGCGGCGCTGATGGCCCACGGCTGCAGCCTCGACCAATTCAATCAGCTGATGGGCGCCATCGTCGGCGCCGGCAAGCTGCGGAAGGAGGGACTGCTCTACTTCGCCGCCTAGGCGCCACAGCCGACCGACAGCCCGCCACCGCAAGGTGCGCGGGCTCAGGTCGGTAGAGGCCGCATCCCGCGGCCAGATAGGAGAACGACATGACTGCCACCACGAAGAAGATCAACGGCGACGGCCTCGACATCCCGGCCGCGCTGCGTCGCGTAAAGGGCGAGACCCCGGCGCTGCCGGCGAAGCCCACGGCTGCGAAGCCTGCCGCCACCAAGCCGCTGACCGCCAAGCAGGCGGCGCAGCAGAGGGCGGGCGTCAAGGTTACGGCCGACAAGAAGGCGCCGGCTCCGGCTCCGGTGAAGGCGCCGGCTCCGGCGAAGACCCCGGAAGCCAAGCTGGCCGAGGGCAAGGCGCAGATCAAGGCGGCGCAGGTCGCCAAGGCCGCCAAGTCGGCGAAGCCGGTCGGCGAGCTGCTCAAGGCGGTGAAGGCCCACGCCAAGCACTTCGCCCACAAGAACGGGTGGGACCTGCTGCTCAAGTGGAGCGACGCCGACATCTCGAAGGAGCTGGTCGGGCTCACGTCCAAGACCGCCGCCGTCGAGAAGATGCGCAAGGTCGCGCAGGGGCTCAACAAGCAGCGCCCGAAGGACCAGCCGGCGCCGGCTCGCGCCTCCTAGGACGCTCACCGTCCCGCCCAGCCCGCCACCGCAAGGTGTGCGGGCTCGGGTCAGTAGAGGGCGCATCCCGCGCCCGTCATTCGATAGGAGATCAAAATGTTCGGTTCGTTTCTACTCGGCT